GGCTGTGGAGATGGTTGGCTCCAAGCGTATGTAGCAATGTTGGCGTAGTACGCCTCATCCAGCACTGTGGATGCTGTTGGGTCATTTGGAATTAAGACACAACGCCAGTAAGTTGATGAGATGACTTCCCCGTCCTTAAGAACATCGGTGGTCTTGCGAACACCAATGCAACCATTAGGCTGAATGTCAAATTGAGAGATGTAAACAACTTCGGTGAATGTAGACATGATTGTTTCCTTTTAGTTAATTAAATCGAGCCTGTTATTGAAAAAATAATAAATTTATTCGTTACATTGCCTGTTGATATTGCAATAGATGATGAGCCAATTTTATAAAATTGAACTTCTGTAGCACTAGCAACCCATGCGGATAGATTTCCATCGGTTGTAACATCCCAATATCCTATTGATCCAGAGTTACCATAAACACCAGTAGCAAGGTCAAAAGGTAAAGAAGCAACTTGTATTCCTGATGCGTTAGATGTTCCAGAAAATTGCAGATAACAAGTTAGGGTAACTAACCGACCTACTTTTGTGTATCTTCCGTTTTGGATGGCGTATGTAACACCTGTGTATCCGCTATTTACGACAGGTGTCCAAGTCCCCTCCTCATAGTCATCCAAAGTATTAGCGTTTGATGATGCTGATTGAGTTGCGGGGAATGTGATGCCTGTGCCTGTTTGAATAGACGCATTGGGAAGCGCCCATGTGTATCCGGGGGCAGTGTCAAACACCACACTTTGTTGTCCATCAGCCAATATAACCCTGTTATTTTCTGTGGTCAGTCCGTTGTAATAACCGACTATGGTGTTGAACTGCCCAGTCGTGATTGCCTTGCCTGAGTTGTATCCAACAGCCGTATTGTTATTTCCTGTGGAATTTTCTAACGCAGAATGTCCAACTGCCACATTAGAAGCTCCAGTAGCACAGGTTGCTAAAGCAAACGAACCAACCGCAACGTTAACAGTGCCTGTAGTTAAAGCTACCCCTGCCTGATAACCCAGTCCAGTATTGTAAGCACCAGTAGTGTTGGCATATAACGCTTGGTATCCTAACGCAACTAAATTAGTTCCTGTGGTGTTGCTAAACACTGCCTGATAACCTACGGCAGTATTGTATGAAGCTGTGGTGTTGGAATAAAGAGAACGATAACCTAAAGCAGTGTTGCCAGAGCCTGTAGAGCTTACAAATAAAGCCTGTAAGCCAAACGCAACATTGTAAGAGCCCGTTAGATTTGAATACAACGCCTGATAACCAAAAGCATTGTTTTGAGCGCCAGTGGTGTTAGCACCCAATGCGCCATTACCAAAGGCGCTGTGGTATGAGCCAGTTGTATTTGAATACAAAGTTGGAAGAATTTCCGAAAGGTTGCCACCACCAACTGCTACGTTGTTAAAACCAGTAGTGTTGCTATACCCAACCTGATAACCTACAGCAGTGTTGTTTGATGCTGTGGTGTTAGAGCCAAGCGCATCTCTACCTACAGCCACGTTATAATTGCCCGTAGTGTTTACATCAAGTGCGGCATAACCTATAGCAATATTGAATTCGCCTGTGGTGTTGGAATAAAGAGAATACGCACCATAAGCGGTGTTATAACTACCAGTAGTGTTTAGATAACCAGAACGAAAGCCTGAGAAAGTAAGGCTTACGCCTGTGGTGTTTGCATACCCCGCATCTACACCAACAGCAGTATTTTGAGAGGATGTGGTGTTGGAGACAAGAGCGTTATAACCAAGTGCAGTATTATTTCCACCAGTTGTATTGGAAAACAATGCCGCTGTGCCTACGCTTGTGTTGTTGCCGCCCGTGGTGTTTGTATAGCCAGCCTCTATACCAATGGCTACGTTGTATGAACCAGTTGTATTGTTATACCCAGCAGTCTTGCCAATAGCAACAAGCCCTGCGCCTGTGGTATTGGCTTGAAGTGTGTATAGGCCCAATGCAGTGTTATTTGATCCTGTAGTATTGTTCTGCATGGCATAGTAACCAACGACAGTGTTATTATCACCAGTTGTATTCGCTCTTAAAGCTCCTGCGCCAAATGCAGTTACTCCACCAGTTGTATTATTGTAAGCCGCCTGATAACCTACTGCGGTGTTATATGATGCTGTGGTGTTGGATACAAGTGCACTATCCCCAACGGCGGTGTTGTAAGAACCTGTGCTGTTGATATATAGGGCTTCCATACCAAGAGCGGTATTAGAAGAACCTGTGGTGTTGTAATACATAGTCGTTCTACCGAAAACAGCATTTCGTGTTCCAGTAGTGTTTGTGTAAGCCGCCTGATAACCTACAGCAGTATTGTTAGAGGCTGTGGTGTTGGCTTGGAGGGCCGCTTGACCAACGGCAGTATTGTTTGCACCTGTGGTATTAGATAATAGGGATTCTTCGCCGTAAGCAGAGTTGTTTGCACCCGTTGTATTAGAAGCAAGCGAGTAGTAGCCAGTGGCGGTATTGTTATTGGCTGTTGTATTTGCCGCAAGTGCTTGCCTACCGATTGCTGTGTTAGAAGTGCCAGTAGTGTTTGCGTAAGCCGCCTGATAACCTACTGCCGTGTTGTTTGATGCTGTGGTGTTGGAGTACAGAGCAGTCCAACCAACAGCAACATTATTAGCGCCAGTTGTGTTTGAAAATGCAGATGCATATCCAAGACCCGTGTTATAGCTACCTGTTGTAGTTGCTTCTAAAGACCTACCGCCAAAAGAAGAATTTTGAGTTCCAGTAGTATTGGAATACCCCGCTTGATAACCTACAGCAGTATTAAAATCTGCTGTAGTGTTGGAGTAAAGGGCGGCATTACCAACGGCAGTGTTGCTACCACCAGTTGTACCTAACACCAAAGAGTTATAGCCTATAGCCGTGTTATTGCTACCAGTTGTGTTTGTCCCTAAAGCATTTCTACCATACGCAGAGTTGTATCCGCCCGTGGTATTGGCAGACATTACGTCTGCGCCCATAGCTGTATTAGCTAAACCTGTAGTATTAACGACTAAAGCATTTACGCCTAAAACAGTGTTAGTAGTAATGTTACCTGCACCGCGACCTACAGTCATTCCGCGAATTAGTCCGTCAGTAGCCGCAGAGTCCTTTAGCAACTTACCTGTCGTGCCATCAAAGAGGGCGATACCGTTTGCAGTAGCAGAAGCTGGGCCGTACACATCACCAGAAGCCGCTGTAGACCAAGACAGACCACCAGAGCCGTCCGTAATCAGAGCCTGACCGCTTGTGCCGTCATCTGCGGGGAATGTCAGTGTGTAGCTTGCACCCAAAGATGCTGGCGAACGAAGGCCAACATACTCACCACCTGTGGTGTCCTGAAGACGTAGTGGGCCTTGAGCCGTAATGTCAATCTGCGTGGCAGATAAAGATGTACCGTTCCATGTCAGGTTAGCAGAGTCAGTTAAGTTACCAGCCGTTCCCGCAAAGACCACTCGCGTAGCAGTCAAAGAAGAATCAGTCAAGTCATTAACAGTCAGCGTAGTGCCGTTGAATGTCATGTTGGCAGAACCAGCCAAAATGCCGGAACTGTTGAACTGAACCTGAGTGTTAGAACCACCAGCCGCGCCAGCCGTAGCCGTGCCGACAATCTTCACATAGTCTGTGCCATTGAAGTAAACAAAAGCTGACTCGCCTACAGCAACAGAAACACCAGTCTGGCCTGATGCTTTGAACGTCACGATACCGCCAGTAGCAGCGTTCACCACTGTGTATGTCTTGCTGTAGCTTGGGCCTGTGACCACTTTAGCAACTGTTAATGTGCCTGTGACTCTAACAATGGCAAACTGCGCTGTAACCGTGCCCGCGCCCGTGAGGGTGGATGTGACATTAGAGGCTGAAGCGTCACCTGTCGTATTCGCCAGAGTAACTGCGCCATCATTTGTTAGGGTCAAAGTGCCTGCAATAGCAATATTGATGTACTGCGTTAGACCATTGTTAACAGTATCGCCCCATGTGCCAGAGAGTTCACCCTGTACTGGAAGAGCTAAACCTAGTTGTCCCGTTGCGCCTGTAGTCATTTAAAAGCTCCTAATTCGTGTCGATTTGTGTCCAGCCCGGATTCTGGGTGTCACTCACCTGTGTCCAGCCCGGAGACTGAACGTTGTTGATATTTTGCCAGTTTGCGGTCTGCGTGTCATCAATAATTTCCCACAAAGGCCGTCCCATTACTAAATCAGATATTGTTGCCAACTCTACAACAGAAGCCATGAATGTTGCTTCCGCCGCATCCACATCACTGATCGTTGCCGCCTCAGAGATCACACCCTTAAATGTAACCCCAGCCGCTACAGAATCAGACCCCGTTGCACTCTCACTTACAGAAGCATTTACCGCTGTGCTTGAACTTACGCTGTCCGATCCAGTTGCTGTCTCAACAATAAACGCCAAGAACGTGAACGCTGAACTTGTCTCATCTGTAATTGTCGCTGTCTCAAGTATCTGACCCAAGAAGTTAGCAAACGCCGCCGTTGAATCTGACCCCGTAGCAGTCTCACTGACTGACACCCCGTATGTCGGAATGGCGCTTATTGCATCACTACCTGTCGCTGACTCACTGACCGCAGACCCAAATGTTGCTAACGCACTGACATCATCTGACCCTGTACTTGTCTCACTTACTGCCGCACCGAACGTAGCCAGTGCGCTAATCTCATCCGATCCCGTGGCAGTCTCACTGACACTTGCTAAAACCGTGGTTGCCGCAGAGACAACATCTGTCCCTGTCGCAGTTTCATCGACAACCCGGTCATAGACTGAATCACCCCAGCCAGCCTGACCCCATGTGCCAGAACCCCAGCCGCCTTCAGCCATTTAGACCTCAAGCAGCCAAACTGAACGTGTAGGTAACAGAGATAATGTCGCCAGATACCACAGAGCGATCACCGGGAGCCGCAAAGTCAGCCGCTGAAAACAATGTACCTGTCGTGCCACTCTTAGCACTACCGCTTGTCAAAAACGCACCGCCAACAGTGGAAGTCGCGTTGATGTTAAACGTAGCAGGAGAAGCCGCATTGGTCACCACAGAAGGATTAGCAGTCGTAGCCGTAACAAACGTAGCCGCTACACGGGTTGCATTGCTGTAAGGCACAACTTCAGTCCATCCAGCGTGGGAAGCCATCGTGTCACCGGCCGCAGGTGTGTTCGATGCACCAGCACCGTACAGGCCGATGTACCAAGTGGTAATTTGGGCAACAGAAGTCAAAGCAGTACCGGCCATGTAAGCCAGACCAGCGTTAACTACCAAGTTCTTAGACTCAGCAGACCACTTGAGCTTGCCGTCTTTATCATGGCATTCAACGTAGTAAACGCCTGTAGCCTTGGCTTGTTCGCCTGACTGAGTGCCAGCAATAAGACCGCTAGAAATGTGGTCGGTTACTTTGAGTTTTTCTGTGGTCATATTGACTCCTTAAGTGATGCGTATTAATGCGGTTTCTGGATCATCAGTGGGCAACTGAATGATGAATTCTTGGCCAAGCATGGTCTGGTCAATACCAAAATTCAACACGCCCACCGACTTATTGCTCTTTGAAGAGTTATAGATCAATGCGCCGCGTGTTGCAAACGTGGACCCGGGCCATGCAGGGTTGGTAAAACTGACATACGCAATTCCCATCCCCAAGTTGACTGTGACGTTTAGCAGAATCTGACCCGGTGCGGTGTATCCTGTTCCAGACACCTCGCCCACACTGGTGTAGACCGTTGTTGTAGGGCCAAGCACCGCTGACGAAGTGTAGAGCGCAATTTTAAAGACATCCGTCTCAAAATCATGCACACCAAGGAGCAATTGCTCCTTGAAACTGTCGGTAAGTCCTGCTGTAATCATGCGTTATCTCACCGGTAGTTTGACTTGACCATCGCGATAAGCATCGCCACGTTGCTTGCCATCGCCCAAATTCTTCAAGAGCATCAGCGCCTCTTTGTACTTGGTGTCGTACAAAACCATCATGTCCTGCTCGCCCTTCATGAACGTATACGCTTCAACTAAGCAGCCATACAAAAGCGCAGAGTCGAAGTTGTCCCCTAACCATGTTGTTCCTGCGTCCACAATTGACTCAGGGTAGTAGTAATAATGCAACTCTGCATAATACTGAGCGTCTGGCGTAGGGCCTAAAATGAACGACAACTCCGTCTGATTTGCAGACTGAGGGCCAAAGATGGCATAGTATTTTGGAAGGGACAACTCACGTGGGTTTGGATAAACCTCACGTATAAAGTTGACATCCTTGTTGAGCAAATAAGTGTAGTCACCTTGGAACGTAATCGCCCCTGACACAGCACCACTATTGGCCACACTCAACGTGATTGTTGTTCCGTTGATTAAAGACACAATCGCTTCTGTACCAATACCTGTTCCAGAAGCATACTGACCAACCACAATACCCGAAGCACTGGCTACAACAATGGTGAATGCACCAGAGGATCCTGTTGCCGTAGTGCTTACATAAGGATAAATGGCCAATGAATAGCTAGACAAGTAGTCCGTGGGGCACTCTAAATACTTGTTACCGGTCGTCAAAATACCAGTCACATTCTTACGCAAATTGGCAATTTGCACCGAATTGTAAATACGCTGCTCCGCTTGACGCGTGAACGTGTCCAAGTTATCAGTGCTGAAGCCCTGATTCTCGGTGTATGCAATGATTGCAGCTTTTAATTCCGTATATGTCATATGATGCTCGTTTTGACCGGTGAAAGCACCGCGGCAGCCCACAAAGGCTTCGCATAGGGCATCGGCATCATCCCAATACTAGCAAACGAAGTATCAGCCGTGAACCCGACGTAGACGGTAACCGCAAGTCTACTCTCTGGGCGAGGCTGATGCAAGGCCTGTGGCTCATTTATCGTTCGCTTTGGTTCCAACTGTGGGTGCTTAGGCTCATAGCACTCAGGACAAACTTTAAAGCCTGTCCATTCCTTGATAAGCGTATTGAGTTTGTACCGTTGGCCACACCTGTCGCACAGCGCAATTGCAAATTTGCCTGATACATAGGCCATGGGTTACCTCTGCGTGTACGTAGGTACCACAAAGAAGCCTGAACGCTCACGGTCTTCAGAAGCTGCACGCATAAACTCTTCTTCGTACATCTGCTTAAGCAGCATGACGCGATCAGGCGCTTTCTTGACCGACAGATAGTACGCCAAAGCCGCTACCAAGCACGGCAGGAAGCGGAAAGAGATGTCCGCTGTATTGCTAAACCCACCAGCATTGTCCATGCGACGAATTGCATAGTAGACAAACGTCCACGTCTGCGTTGCATCAGGAGATGGGTACAGAAACACCTTAGCCGGCACCGTGCGTTGAATGTAGTACTGCGCAGGGCGTGACTGAGTCAACTTATTGGGCACATGGAGCCACTCAGCGCGGCCTATGCGGTCAATTGTGATGTCCTGCTGGGTAGACTGGCCTGCATTGGTCCGAATCACGGCGGAGAGGCCATCAATCGTATCTGAGGGCAGGTCATACTCGTACACACCCGGCGTCAGCACCTGCTGGCGCTGCTCAATCGTCCACAAATTAAGACCGCGATTAGCCCACTCTGCAAAAATCAAGTTGACGGAGCGTAGCGCCGTCTTCATGTCGTAACCGTCGCGCACCTCAATACCGCAGCGCTCATACGCCTCAGCTATGAGGTCGTCAAACTGCAGATCGAAATCGGATACGCCGGAAACAGCCATATCAATAGATCATTGCTGTGCGGGCACGGGCTGCACCAACACCACGGACGGCAACTTTGTCACCATGAACGCTCTTTTTAACGTTCTCGCTAAGCGTTTCACCTTGTGATTGGCCAACACCCGCAACCATGCCGCCTTTAGCAAAGCCTTTTTTGGCAATGCCTTCGCCTTTTTTAGCAAGGCCACCATCTTTGTATCCATGTTTCATTTTGCTATCCTTTTAAAGTTGTTGCCATTAAACGATCTAACTTTTCGTCCAATCTGTCTAACCTGTCCAAAACACGGTTGATGTCTGCATGGACTTCGGCTTTGGTCACATATTCCTTGGCAATTTCTTCGCGTGTACGATTGAGCAGGATCTGAAGACGATTAATCTCAGATGCCTTGTCGCGCAATACCCAACCCACGAATCCTATACCTGCCGTTAGGATCATGTTCCAAACAACGCCTTCCATTTAGCACTTCCACTTCCGTAGGCTCTTATTAATCCGGCTATTCGGATCTTTGGCAGTCTTCTCGCTTGTATTCTTCTTTCGCATGCCTTCCATACGGGCACAGAATGAATCTTTACGAGGACCTCCCTCTGGCTGCGGGGCCTTTAATCCGGGTTTACCCGGATTAGCCTTGTTGTAAGAAGCGCGGCCCTTGGCGTTTAATCCGCCGCTAGGACTTTTGCCCTCTTTCCGCTGCCAAGCGGGAGACTTAGCCATGATTAATACATCTTGCAGGGCTTGTTACGGGCCAAGCCTACACCACGGGGCGTAGTGGAACCAGAAGGAGCCACTGTCTTACGTGCTGTTTGCTTAGGGCCGCCTTTAGCCATGTCTTGCTTCTGTGCACCGGGCTGAACTTCGCCTTGGTACTGATCGTCTGCCATTTTTGCTGCTCGTCCCATTTTGGACTCCTTATCCGTAATAAATGTTTACTGCCGCTAAGTTTGTCATATACGCGTATATGCCATATCTAGCTACCACACCATCATTTGGAATAACAGGAGCATTGTTAAATGTGTCCCCTGCACTGACGTCGTATGTCAACAACCAACGCGTTGCATACACCATGGCCGCCCCTGCTGTGATGCTGCCGGAATTGATGTCGGTAATTGTAAAAGTACTTGAGTTTGTGACCGTTACGGAATAGTTTCCGTTTGTAGCCGTTCCCCCTGTTCCTGCTGCAAAATCCGCACCAATTGTATCCCCTGTGGCCAAACCATGGCCAGCTTGAGTAATGGTCACTGTATTGCCAGAACGCCCATAAGTAGCAGTCGTAATTGGAGCGGTGGCTGTGTCAAACAGAGACACCGCCCCTGCCGTAGCAGTACCCACGTAGGATATGCCTTTAACACGGTTTCTTCCTTGCACCAAAAAACCACTAGCGTTTATGTGCGCTTGTTTTACGTCATACTGAAAGGTCATAATTAATCTCCTTGTAAACGGGGGCCTCGGCCCCCTAGATCAATTAAGCAGTACGGGTAAACACGTAGGCTGTTGCGCTGGAGAACATGATAGTGAAACGGGCAAGGCCAGTTGCACCAGCAGCAATTGTCAGGTCACCGAAACTGCCGGGAGTGTCAGCAGCAGCGCTAGACAGGATGCCGTTGGTTGCAACAGCAATTGTCACCACGCTTGCGCCAGCAGTGTTATCAACGTACAGATCCATCACTGTGCCACGGGTTGCGCTTAAAGCAGCACCAAGCAACGTGCCTGTGGGCAACGTAATGGTTGTAGTAGCGGCAGATGTGGAGGTGATGTAGCCTGTAGCAACTTGTGCTGCAGTAGCCACCGCCGTAGCGTTAATCGCAGCAGTTGTGGGGTGGTTTTGATCTTGAAAAACCAAATTTGTGGTAGTCAGGTTAGTTACGCTGGTGGTAGCACCAAATGTAGCGTCAACGGTGACTGCGCCAGTGGTGGCACTGATAGAAATGTCTTGAAAACCATTTACGGAACGAACTGGTCCATTAAACGTGGTATTTGCCATGATTTTTCCTTACATACAAGTGGAGTGCATCAATCTGTATGTCGTCAGCCGGGACTGTTTGATGCACCGGATTACCCCGGAGTGATTGCAATATACACCAAATAAAAAGGGAGCACAAGGCTCCCTTTTCAAATATTTCCGAAGAAATATTATGCGCCGGGCGAACCGTAAGCGCCACGTGGGTCAGACCAGCCGAAGCTGTAACGCTCACGAGCCTTGTAACGAACGTTACCTGTGTCAAAGTCGCCTTCAAAGGCGGTCTTGATGGGTGAACGCTGGAACATTTTCAAGCCGTTAGGTGCATCAGTGATGATGAACCAAGCATTGACGTCAGTCAGGTAGTGATTGACGGCATAGCCTTCTGGGAGCATGCCCATGGACTTGATAGCGTTGACATCATTGTCAGCAGTGCCAGTGCGCAAAGTGCTCTTCATCAGGCGCTCTGCAGTGAACTGCAGTTCCTTAGGAACAATCATCTTGCGACCAGTCAAAGCGACCTTCAAACCACGCTCGTCGATGAACGCGGCGATGTCGATCAACGCTTGCTCCAACGATGTCTCGTTCAAATCTGCAGGCACTGCGGGAGTGTTTGCATAGTTGGAAGACAAAGCAGTTGGGTGGGCTGTAGAGAACAATGCAACGCCGTCGCCGCCGGCATAGTTGCCGCCAGTGAAACCGTTGTTCAACACAGAAGCAGCTTTTACTTGCTTTGTGAAGCTCATTGAACGAGCCATAGCTTTGGTGTAACGACCTGACAAGCGGTCATACAAGTTATCTTCCACGGCTTCCTCTGTCAACGCGAAAGCCATAGCAATGGTTTCGTGTGTGTAGCGGGCTGTGAAGGATTCCAGTGCTGTGTCGTACTGAACACCGGCACCCTCGGTTTTCACCGGGGCTTGACCGAAGCCAGTCAACATGACCTCTTCTTCAAATGCACGATCAGATGTCTCAATAGAGAAAATCTCTTCGTGCTCGTTTTCGTAACGCTTGTACTCTAAACCGAACAGTGCGTTCAGGCCGGGCTCAAGTTCTTTTACCAGTTGGGAACGTGTAATAGCCATGATTATGCTCCGTCAGCAGCAACACCGACGCTACCGTACTGGTGTTGATTAAGTTTAACAACAACAACTGTATAGGTACCTATTTCGTTGTCGGGCTGCTCGCTCACACCAACAATCTTGAATGTCAAGGCTTGTGTTTTTGCGATAGAGGCAGAGCTCAATGAACCAGCAGAAACACCAGTCGTTGTGCTACCAGTTGTGGAAGCAGTAGGATCAGCGTTCTTGCCAATATTGGCCTGAGTAATTGCACCGTCGGCTTGCACCAAGAACAGTTGTGATGGGTCATCCAACACTTCACAAGCAATAATGCCTTGTGTGATGTTGACACTACCGGGGTAGAAGTTTTTCCATGTGGGCTTGCCCGCACGGGTTGGGTCATAGTACTGGCAACCGTTGAACACGCCTGTGGGGGCAGTGTGCGTAGCCGCGTCGTACTTAATGATGTAGCCGTCGTATACGACAACTAAATCGCCTTGGTAAATTGCTCCGGCTTGATTATCCTCAATCTGATAACCGTACTGCTTCTGGGCTCCAGTAGCAGACAGGTTACCAACGGGACGCAAACCAAAAGGCTTATTAACGTTTGCCATTTGTAGCTCCTACAAAAATTAAAGAATCAACTTTTTAGGGTTGACGGAATGAAGTGCGCGAGCTCCTCTCGGGGCTCTGAATCCGCATTGTAGAGTGAGCGTTTTCTCGCATCATCTCGTTGTCAACAGCGTGTAACTGGTCCTGAGCCTTACGACGGTAATACTCGTTTCGTTCTGCAATAGTCTCATCGGGAACTCTTGCAAGCAAAAGTCCACCTACAGAAACAACTCCAGCATGCTTACCGTCATCAACGGTAGGCATCATGCCTTGATATTCTTCGGGCAACTCTTCTAGACGGACTAGTTCATAGCCTTCACGAAGACGACTGTAGACGTTAGCCTTGTCCAATTGTCCGTTTACTTCAGCACGAATCCAACGATGCTTAAACCCTTCAGGGGCAGGAGGCGCGTCAAGACGTGAGGGAGGGGTCCAAGGACGGCGACGTTTTTCCGTATCGCGTGTTGCGCGAGGGGCTTTGTCGATAGTAACTTTAGTCATTGTTTCACTCCTTAACATACTTGGCATACTCTTCAAGAGGAACGCCCAGTTTTTTTGCTATAGCAACCTGACTCGGCGAAAGCCGGACAGTACGGCGCGCACTATTAATTCCCGAACTACGGGCGGCAGGGGCAACAGCAGGCGCGGAACGCTGTTGTCTGGATTGGCTAAACTTGTCTGGAAAAGTACTCCGAACACGTTTGTCAAGTTCAGTATAGTACTCATCTGAACTGGGGTCAACACCTTCTTGTTCAACAAGTGTTTGATGTATGCCCCAAGCAGCATAAGTCATCACGCGGTCTTGTCCAAACCAAGAGTTTTGCTCTGCCCATTCCTCTGCACGAGGGCTAGGAGCAGGGCGCTGTGGCTGCGGAGCAGGTGCTGGTTGCGCTTGCTGGTATTGCTGCTGTTGAACAACTTCTTGCTGCGACTGCAACCAACCTGCTACTTGACGCTGCTCACCACTTAAAGCAGACAAGCGCTCTTGTGCTTCCAACTCAGTGTTGACATCGTTTTCTTCACGTGCCTTGGCAATGATTTGGCGCAACTGGACTTGCTGTGTATCCAGACGGGTCTTGGCTTCGCTTAAGCGGCTGTAATCCGTCTGTACAAGCTTTTGCTGGAGGTTCTGCGTCTGGTTCTGCAGTCCTTTGGCGTACTCAAGGGCTGCCTGCTCACGGCGCTCGGCCTCGCGCATGCGCGCAGTGAGTTTAGAGATGCGCTTTTGCACACCTTCACTGATCTCATCCAACTCATTTTTGGGAGCAGACTCTTCCTTTTGGAAGATTTTTGTCTCTGGCTCAATTACCGAAGGACTCTCGTCGCCTTCAGGACGGTCAAAGCTCACATCTGTGGCCTTCTCCCCTTCCCCAAGGTCAAACTCAAGTTGCGAGTCGTTCATTACTTGTGTCATATGCTTCCTTACATGTGCAGAATGTCATCTGGGTCGCTAATACGAGCCAGAATTTCGTCATCATTGAGAATACGGATCTCTCCGCCATCAATGCCCATACGTGCGCCTGCGTAACGACCAAAAATGATCCAATCGCCTTCTTTACACCAAGGACCGTCCGGAAACTTGTCGGTGTCTTTGTAAGCGAGTGGGCCAACGGCCAAAACGTAAGCACATGTGGTTGTGAGTTGCTGTCGTTCCAAGGTTTCTTCGGCAAGTTCAATGCCGCCCTTGGTTTTCTTAGCGCCTCTGTAGGGCAACACGACAATCCGCCAGCCGGTAGGCTGTGGAAGGTGGTCCTTGATGTTTTCGATGCGTTGCTCTTTTTCTGCCGCTTCAATCTTGGCAGCCTCAGCAGCAGAAGCTTCAGCGGCGGCTTTTTCAACCGCTTCCTCAGCCCATCGTTTCTCTAATGCAGTCATTTCCATCTGTTTGGTCCTTTATTGATCAGAGTTCTTGTTCAAAAGGTCCTGTATGGACTCCTGAACAAACGCATAACCCTCTAACCGGCCCATCAAATGTTTGTACTGCTCCATCGACTTGACATTGCCGCTGCTAACGAAGTCTTTAGTTTCGTTTTCAAGCCTGCGAATGGCAAACATGACTTTCTCTGCAAATTCAAGCATGGATAACTCCAATGAAGCAGACAGATAGACCCCTGTCCGAAGGTTACGTGTGCATTATGCACACTATTACGCTAGTTTTACCTTCTTAAATGCATCTTTTCGGTAAACATACGTTACACGTGGATCATTTTGTGGTGTTTTTACACGTTTTGGCGCTCCGGACATTTCCTTAGGCGCTTTTTTAGGACTTTTTGCTGCTTTGGTTTGCATTTTTTGCTCCTTGTTGGGCATTTCGTATGGCATCTTGTGAATTCTTCTGTGCAGCCGCCTGTTGTTGCAGTGCCAAACGAGCAGAATCAAACTGAACATCGGCCTGCTCCTTCTGTTGATCAAGGCTGATGCGCTGTTGATCCATCTGAAGCTTGGCTTGATCGCGCTGAGCGCTCTGAGAAAGTTCTTGCTTCTTCAATTCCACCAAAGGATCAGTCTGTGGACCCTGCAATTGCTGTTGCAAAGCCTTAACTTCTTGGAAACCCTGCGCAACCTTGATTGCAATCATTGCTTCACGCTGCAAAGAGGAGATAAGCTGGTCAGGGTCTGTGCCGTACTGTTGGAACAACTCGGCTTCCACCTCTTCTTCCGCCTTCAAACGGATGTGATCAAAGATGTGCTTTTGCAAAGTGACTGCAACATTAGGCATGCCCTGCATCATGGGGCTCATACCAAATAAGATATGGGTCAAGATGTGCGCATCGTGTTGCTGACCAGCAAAAGCCTTCAGTGGTGAGCCGTCCAGCGCCTGTGCATTCTCGCTTGCAGGATCCTTTGGCTTATCAACCTGCTGTGTGTTCAAAATGGTGTCGATATCACGCACACCAATGGCTTCATACATGCGGCGATAGGCCTCATACATGTTGTGCATCTGCGGTGCGCTCTGAGCCAGTTGCAACTGCGTCTGCGCCATCGTAATACGTTGTGCAACAGAGAAGATGTTGGGGTCAGAAACAGGCAAGACATCAATGCGGTCATCAAAGTCTCGCGCCTTGATCCTGCGGCTCTCACCGGGCACATCGTATGGGTACTCAGTAGGCAAGTAGTCTGCAAAACCTTTAGCCAACAACTGAAATTCCATGCGTTGGCTGTAATGCAAACGCTTGTGGATAGCGGACATCACCGCACTGCCCTTTTCAAGCAATGCAATCGTCGTTCCCACAGCAGCATTCTGGTTGCTGTCACCAACTTGCATATCGGTAATGCTTGCCAAACGGCGGCCAGCATCTACGCAGAAACCAAGAAGCGCAAACAAGGTCTGGCTTGGCTCTTTGTACGGCAATGGAAGTAATGATGCAGACAACTCCGCACCACCAGCGTCCATGTCCCTAAACTCACCGGGTGACAAAGGTGTATCGTCGTTCGCAATGCGCGCACCCTTGGCTTTAAAGCCTGCTGGCAGGTTAGCCAGCGTTCCAGCGTCCACCAATTGCTGCAATGCAGAAGTAGCTGTCTTTGTCAAACCGCCAACCAAGTGCAAGAAGCCCAAGCCATACGCACCGGGGCCTTGAACCAGCAAGTAATGCACGTAGTACTGCTTGCGGGCAAACAGGGGATCGCCCTCTTTCCAGTTACGGCGCACACCCACCACAGATTGAGAGATCTCATCAATGGTGACGATGTATGGCAGCTTGATGCCTGTCTCTTCGCCGTCTTCATCCTTGTGCTCAAAGCCCCTGATGTCCAAATCAACCAAGAACTCCAACAAACAGATCTCTTCTTCCACACCAGTAGGATCCACGCCCGTTGTGCGGTCTGTTTCCTTCTTGATAATGCTCTGGCCAGTCTCTGCCGCAGTCGTCATCTGCGCTGTATCCAAGTACTGACCACGGATCACTGCTTTGCGGTAATCGTTGGTGGACATCGGAACGCGGTGCGTGATCCGCTGGCACTCGCTCATCACAGAAGAGCCGGTGTACGGGATATAAAGGTTATCAGGCAGCACCAAAGCGCTCACCATGCGGCCCTTGGTCTCGTCGTAATAGACTTTCTTGAAGGCTGACCCACCAAAACCAACATAGAACAACAACTGATCAAAGTCAGGGGTGTACTCTTCCATCACTGTCGTGATTTGGTAGTTCATGAAGTCACGCACGCGGTCCGCTTGCATCAACTTCTCACGTGTCTCCTTGCCCAGCACTTGCGTGCGCACAGGACCGCCCGCAGGCATCAATTCTTTCAGCGCTTGGGCTTGGAACTGCACAATACTCTCTGTCAAAAGTGGGTGCTGCACGCCGCACGCGCCCTTGAACGGCTTGGTACGCTCTTCAAACGTGAAGCCCAGCATCTTCATGCCCTTGCTGTACTGCTCTTCCCACTCTTTGCGTGAAGATTTGTCAGCATCAAACAGCGACATCAAGTCAGACGAGATAAGCTGCAAGACATCAGGCTCAATGATCTCGGCTAAATTGCTGTCATAGGCAACATCATCGTCTTCTGCACCAATATTCACGACCACCGCACCGGTCTCTGCGTCAAACTCAATGTCAATATCTGACGGCAACTCATCTTCCATCTCAATGGCGACATCGCCCCCGGGCAAGTCGTCGATTGTCATGTTCTTTTCAATTGGCATGTTGTGTCCTTACAGATATCTGCGGTTATCAGTGGGCTGGCGCTCAACCATTCCACCTTTGTTGAATGGTACGCCTTTTTCTATGGCTTTAGCGGCGGTTGCTGGTGACCACACTACGCCCCAGACTGTTGGCGAATCCCCATTTGGATTTGGCAGTGTAATGGGTTTAATCTCAAATCCCGCTTTTTCTCCACCTAAGTCTTTGACGGCTTGCTTCAAGTTTGGCAAAAGTTTTTCGTACAGTGCTGGTTTAGCTGACTCTTTGCCGGGGAATGTTACAAAGTCTTGGCCTGCACGTATTGAAGACTGTATCGCATTTTTAATCAACAGTTGCATACGAACCGGAGAATTTGTTTCAAAATTAGCAAAGGGTTCCTCTAGGAAATATTTTCCTATAACAGGATCTCCTGCCCTAGGCGGTGTTATGCGGGCCTTTAAAAGTTTTTTGCGTTGGTCTATTTTTTTAATTTCTGCGTCTAACGCAGAAAGATTGCTTTTTGTTTTTTGTAACAATGGATCAGTATCTGGCATGGCTACAAATCGAGTAGTTAGGTCGCTAGACTCCTGCATTAGCTTTGTTTGCTTATCCAACAAGTTGTCTAATTCTTTTTGGTCTTTTTCTACAGAACCGCCTTTAGGGCCTAGTACTTTCATGTCCTTAGAAAGGTCGGACTGCAGTTCATGTACGTGACGGCCTTTTAACTGCTGGCCATTCATGTCAACCGTATGTTCTGTAAACCGAGAAAAACCAATTGGCATGTTTTCACTATTAGTAGCTTGACGATGCCTACCCCCGTAACCGGTAAACGGTTGCAATGCTTCCTCTAGTTTGCGAAAATCTGGACGTAAGCTTTGTTGGATTTTTTCTAAAGCCGATTTAACTCCTTTTTCTATTGGCGTAGAAATGTCTTTTAATTCTTTTTGTAAAACATCATCATCAAAAGCTCTATTAGCAACGCTTTGTGTACGAGGCTGCATTACTCCGCCGGGCCCCATTGGTATTGGTTCAAGGAAACCGTTTCTTGTCATATACCCAGTGACATCTATTGGCTGGCCCCCAAGTGCAACTAATTTATCTGAGCCTTTTTGCATTAGCTCTTGTACTAATTTTGGCTCTTCTGTTACCCTAAAATTGTTTTCTACTACTCGTTTTGCAAGACCATTTGGCATTCCCTCTGTTGCAACGGCTGCACGGCGATCAAGTTCTCTCCAATAATTAAAGCCATCTTTGTTGTAAGAAAGTGGAAAGCTAATTAAAGCTCTAGCTTCGTCTAACTCATCGCTTATTTTGCCAAATCTTGTAACTGTTGGAAGAGCATCTTGCAATCTCTGCTGTAACATGCCAAATTCAGCAACTCTTACAGCAAGTGGACTCTTTGCTAAAAATTCATTTATATTTTTAATTTTTTCAGGGTTAGGAAAACCATAAAGAACATTGGTTAGCTCTTGTTTAACTTTTGCTATTTCATCCATATTTGAAAGCAGTTCAGGCGATTCTCTTAAATACAAATTCATTGCCCCTGTTATTTTTTTGTCTGGAAAGAAAACGTTATCTGACGAGTCATACATAGAACCTGTTGAAGGAATCTCTGCAGAACGGAAACGGTTTGGCGAATATGTATTGGCCAACGCTTCTTGCAACACGGCCGGCGTTACTTTATCTTTTGGGCCCAATCCAACCAGTGCCGCTTCAAGGCGCGCAACATCCTGCTCACGGAACTTGCTCTTGACCTGATTGATCAACTGCTCCTTCTGTGCCGGACCTTTCATGCTCGCTGCAAACTCATCCAAGCGCCCAACAAACGGAAACTCTGCACTAACCGGCACTGCTACAGGAGGTGCAACGGGGGCCGCAACGGGTAATTGGGCTGCAGGCCTTGTTTCAGCAACTGCTGGCGGTTCCGCTACTACCTCTGGCGTAGGATTTTGACGCCTGATTGCAAAAGGACGAGGACGAGCCGCAGCTTCTTCAAACAAACGTAACTGCGTTTGCGCATCTGCCGGCAGTCTAGCAATGTTTTGTTCTGCTTCAAGAAGCGCGGGCCTTGGAGCAAGAGATTGTGGCAGTCTTCCCGCCGCTACATCTGCTGCAATCTGTCGTTGATTAACGCCTGCCATGTTATCAAACACCGCATTAATAGCGCGCTGCTCGGCTTCTTCTTGAGCAGCCGTTCTTGTTGGTGCTTCAACCCTCTGACCAGTCATCAAGTCGGTCATTCCGGGCTTCTCGGCTCTGCCTGCCTTGAAACCAGCCAACGCATCCTTTGCTGCGACCTTCAAAGCCTGTGCACCTTCAATGATCTTGCCGGGAGCCATCATCCCCGCACCAAACTCACCAAGGTAATGAAAACCTTTGAGTGTCGGGTCCTCGGTCATGGGCTTGCGAATGCCGGCTTCCGTCGCTTTTTCCTTCAGGTACTCGCTACCCAGCATTGGCTTCTGGTTGCTATAACCAAAAGGACGCATCGCCATGGTTGTCAAGTCAACAGGCAAACCAGCAAGGTCGTAAGGCACATCATTGATGCCCGCCACAATCGCTGGATAGGCTGTGCCCGTGTTCAAGGCATTGGAAATATTTCCCGCTTTGCGACCAATACCGGACTTGGAGGTAATAAACGCCGCTGTGCTGGCCTGCTCCCTAGCTGCTGCTTCTTGGGCCGCGATCCGTTCTATCTGCTGCGGGGTCAGGCGCTCGCCCTCTTCAGGACTTCCGTCTGCACGGTGAACAATACCGCCATGCGCATACCCGTCATACTCCACATCGCCAACATAACGATCTGGGCGTGAACCCATTTTGTTCATTTCCAAAATATTCTTTGGATCAACACCCAACTGCTGCATCGATACCTCAAGCGGCGTTGCTTTTAACTGCTCAGGTGACAAGTTGCTCCGCACACGAACCAACTCCGCCTGCACTTCACCCGGCATATGGCGATACAAAGTCTCCCCAACATACCTGTCAGGGTCACTCACCACATATTTCATGTACTTATCCGCCTGCAAACGTGTTGTGAAGTTGTCCGCAACACTAGCAAGGTTTGGATACGCTCTTTCCATCTCCCGAATGACGTTAGCATTCACCGTAGGATCAGGGTTGTACTTGCCCTGACGCGCCTTGACGTAAGCAATGAAAGCTCCGGGATTTGCACCCTCCGTAAAACCTTCTGCCGACTGAATTGCATGCTGGCCTTCGTGCAACACAGTCCCGCGGACCATGCTCCTCGCATCATCTTCAGGCAAATCACGTATCCGACCACTGATCATGTTGTTCTGAACATCAAAATTACCCATGGCCAACGGCGCACCCTTGCGCTTTGTTGTCTCCATCATCACCTGAGGCATGTCATAGGTCGGGTAAATGCTCTCCAACTCAGGATGTTTAAGCATCTCGTAGAAATTACGCGGCACAGAAGCTGTCTTTTGCTGCAAAACCGCCGGCGCATCACTGATTTCTTCAAGCAAATTACCGCGGTTATCAACCAAAGTTAAATTCTGCGCACGAATCTGCTCAGGAGACAAACCTTGAGCTTGCAGGTCCGCGTGCCGCGCTGCTGCTTCCGGCCTTGCACGAACAAACATAAACTTAGGTTGAGCCGGGGCTGTGAACATATCCAGCAATGTGCCGGGGCGCTCACCCATCAAAGCAGCATTAAATTCCTGACCCGCCATATTACCCAGCATCTTTGCCGCTTTTCCGCCGCCAAGAGCTTGAACAGCAGGAGCCATCTGCAAAGCTGTGCCCGCTGCAAAAGCAGGATTGGCTACATCACGAATTTCTTGATACTTCGGGTGCAAGACACTGAAACCCATTTGATCGGGCCGTGTGCCAAGGGCCCCGGCTACCGCTGCGTAGGTCTTGGGATCGGGTAATGTGTTGACATCCCGCATCGCAGCAAGTCTCCTTGCCGCCTCGCCTTGCTTTCTGATATTCGGATTGCCAAAGGATGGCTTCGTTAAATCCTCACCTTCTTCGGGGCTGCCATTAGCGCGCCGGAGAGGAGGCAACCCAACAGAAATTGGTTCAGAAATTGTCTCAGAACCTGTATCGGTTTCAGGGTTTAAACTTTCATAAGCGGCTTTGTCTAAATCCCTTAGTGGATCCTTGCCTGTTACGTACTGATAAGTCCCATAACCTGCATTTAAAAGAACACCTAAGGGGCTAAGAGGGCGAGCTCGAACTAAAGCAGGGTTGTCCGAAATAAGCTGATTAAATCTTTCCATTAGATTTTTAGCTTTTGGCTCTTCAAAAGATTGTGACCCCTCCGTCACATAACTTTCCATCTGCTGCGGTGTTAGTCTTCTTTCTGCCCTTCTTGGTACTAATCTTTCAAACGAACTAGCTTCCCCACCATCCTTCATCATCACAGGCGTAACGCTTAGATCAAGAGAGGCTAATTTATTGACAGGCTTGTAGTTGGCAAAGAACTCTTCTGTCTCGGTAGACTTGTTCTCGTTGTATACCCGATCATCCTCTTCGTCCTGCGCATCAGCCAAAGCAGCTAAAGCAAAAGCGGCCTGATAACTGGCAGGCATGCTTTTGATATCCGGCAAGTTCTTGCCGCTGGCCATTGCCACGGTTGCCGCGGGGGCGGACTGATCGGCTTTTGCCATTGGAGGCAGGGACTCGGGCAACGGCTCACGTTCCTTTTTTGCCATTGTTTCACGTGGAACATCTTTGCCAAGAAGTCCCTTGACGCGCTGGACATACGTCCTTGTCTCTTGGGGCAGAGCTTCGGGTTTGGCACCAGAAGCTAACCATTTGTCCGTGGCTCCCGGTCCCCAGTTGTACGCAACCAAAGCTTTCTCTGTATCGCCGTACTTACCCAACATCGCTTGAAGATAGTCTCTTCCAACCCTTGCAATCTCATCGGGGGACTTATCCTTAGCAGGGGCTACACCAAAGCCGGGATCTGTAATGGTTTTGGGCATGACCTGCATTTCACCAAGGGCACCCTTAGGACTTGTGGTCAGAGTTTTACCGTCTGCTGCGTAACGCTTGCCGCGGCTCTCCGCTTGCTTAACAGCAGCAACTATCTCTTCAAAAGTCTGTTGGGCCATGGTCCGAGGTCCTTGATCAAATATTCAAGACATTTTATGCGGCATTTCAATAATACTCAACCGGTGATGTATCAGGCTCAGTCTCTTCATTATCGTCAGACTCCAACGCAATAAAGTTGCCCGCCCTAAATCTCGTCCAAGCCATCACCGCGGTATCCACTTGGTCGTCATTGTTGCCATTAGGAAAAGCCGCGCATTCCTCTACAAGGTCCTCGGCCCACTCCTTACCCTCAGGATACCAGATCATTCCAGACTCCAAGAGCGGAGCAACAGCATTGGCTCGGCTGACCTTATCTTGTCCTGACTTACGACCACCGGGCGAGAACATCGTGACAGGGATGCCCATCTTCCGTAGTTCCTGCTGGAGCGGCGTACCAGTAGCCTTGGCTTCAATCAAAACATTATCAGGCTGCCAATACATGTATTCATCCTTGGCCATTCGCTTGAGTTCAGGAAAGTCCCAACGACCCTTGCGCACGTTCAAGAGCATCAGATTCGCACCAGAGTCAGCATCAGGATAGAAGACGCCCCACGTCGAGATAACAGAAAAGTCAGCAGTCTCTTTCTTTGAGTATGCTGTGTCGTAGACCTGAATCAAATACTCACACTCTGGTGGATCATCGTACTTCCACTTGCGCCACCAGTTACGCTTCAGGATCGCACCCTCATCATTCGTTGGCTGCTGCTGCCACTGGGCGTTCCACTTCTTCAAGCCAATAGAAACCTTGACCTTTTCTAATTCATCAAGGCTCCAGTAGTCAGGCCACAGGGGTTTACCGGACGGCAGGATGGCAGGGAACTCCAAGATCTCCCACTGGTCAGACTTTAAATAACCCTGTTGTTTCAAAAGGCGACCAGACAGGTCATCTGTCTTCCAACGCGTATTAATAACAATGATCGCGCCGCCCGGTTGCAGACGCTGGCGAGGACCAGACGTGTACCACTCCCACGTGTTCTCCATCGCAGTTTCAGACACAGCATCCTGCTCGTCCAAAATATCATCCAGCACGACAACATTACCACCACGGCCCGTCATCGCACCGCCCTTACCAATGAAGAACGCTTCACCGCCTTGGGCCGTGTTCCACCGACCGGCGGCCTTGCTGTCAACAGAGAGCGCCATCTTTGGGAACAACTCCTTGTACTTCTCGTCATCGACAAGGTTACGGATCATCCTACCGAAGCGTTGAGCAAGCTCCGCGGTGTGGGAGCCGACAATGAGTTTAGTGTCAGGGTTCCGGCCCATCAGATATGCTGGGAACAGATAACTCCCAAGCTGGGACTTGCCGTGACGGGGAGGCATCGCGATCATCAGGCGTTTGCACTCGCCGGTTATTACCCGATCAAGGGCTTTGGCGATTCGTTTGTGGTGTTCCCCAACGAGCATCTCGGGCCAGACGTACTGACAGAAGGACAGAAAGTCAGTGGTTGCACGCTCCTGTGCTTCAAGAAGTTTTAAGCGTAGCTCAAGGCGTAGCTGTTCGTCTTGGACATCGTCGGGTTTTGTAGAGTGCATAGGCCACGTTTTGAAATTTGCATAAATATAACCCCTGATTGCATTTAAAACAACAAGGGGGGTCTTTTGGGGAGGCCAA